TTATTTTAATGATTCTAACCATTCTGCGTACTCTTTACGGATCTTTTGCCTGCCTCTTTGTATCCAACTATCAGTTCGCTTAAATCGAACAATGACTTCATAGTCATATGCTTCAGCTTTTATGCTGATCCTTTTTAATTGGATCAAGGAATTAAAAGTTTCCCTTTTGGTTTTTCCGGAGATGTCTTCAAAGATAATATGAAGCCTTGGGCCTTCTATAGGTTTATACAGTTTTGTTATACTAAGTGATGTTTTTAAAAGTTCATTTATTTTTAATATTATAATTAACTCGGGGATTTCAATTGTCTTATCATCTTTATCTATTGCATTGGGTAATATGTACTCTAATTCATACGGGGTTATCTTATGTTGAAAGTATGTACTAGTGCCGTTGCCAATAAAATGAATATATTTGAAGTCTTCACTGCTGCTTATTTCATAAATATAGTTTTCCATGCATATTAAATCGTTTAAGTCTTTTTCAAGATGAGAGTCGTTTGCTTGTTGAAGTCCAAGTTTTATAAATGATTTTTCGTAATCGAAATTCCATTTATAACGAATGTTCAAGGCGGCACCAAGACCAATGTTTACAACGTTTATAAAAATATCGTTTTTATTCTTTCCAAGGATGTTTAATAACGGCTCTGCATGCCCGAGATTATCTGTCTTGAATGTTATTTCTTTCACTATGAGCTGTGGTTTTATTGCCGTTAATCTTTGAATGATGGTTTGTCTTATAGCGAGAAAAGCTGCTAAAGCAGAGAAAGCACTAGTAATTAAACTCCCAGCTGCAATAAGTTTATCTATGGTCATGTTAGCCCCCTACTTAATTTATAAAGTAGGGGATTATTGCTTAATTGGTGTTGATGTTCAAATTACTTTTACTGGTATAGTTATCATAATCTTTTAAATAAGTTCCATAATGTCTGAAAAGCATTTCTGGTCCTTTATGACCCATCTGACCCGCAAGCCAAAATAGATTTGCTCCCTGGCTTATATGACGTGTAGCGAAAGTGTGGCGTGTCTGGTAAGGATTGCGGTAACGAATCCCCGCTTTACGTAATGTAGGAACCCATGCTTTTTTACGTATCGCATCGGCGCTGGCCCATGGTTTGTTAGTTTTAGGATCCTCAAATATGGTTGCGTCTTTCATGAAAGTAAATGTCTTTTGTGACGCCAGTACTGCCATTGCTTGCTCGTTGAGCTCCACTTTACGAGTACCGGCTTTTGTCTTTGTCCCTTTTATCACGCCGACGACGCTTGCGTTCTGCACGTGCGCTGTCCTTCCTATGAAGTCGATATCGCACCAGCGCAACGCGCACAATTCAGAGCTTCGCAAGCCTGTCTGGATAGCAAACATGAAAAGATTTTCCCATTGCTTATTACCCGCCGAGGAGAGCAGAGCATCCACCTCAACAGGCGACAGCGGATCGACAACATAATCGCTGTCGGTGCTGGATTTATCGCTCTGATATCGAGAGGCAGTAACCAGCGACACCGGGTTTATTTGCAGCACGCCATCTGTTACTGCCTCATCAAGCGCAGAGCGCAGGAAAGAAAGTTGATTACGAATTGTTTTTAGCGTGGTGGTGCGGCTTTGGATCCATGCTTTCATTGCTGCCGGCGTAAGCTCGCTTGCAGGCAATGAATGAAGGGCTGCCAGCGCGCTACGGCATTTTTTATAACCGCCGATAGTTGAAGGTGATAATTTTCGTGTTTCACAAATGCCAATATACTCGTCCAGGTACATCTTGACGGTTTTACCAGCAGCTGCATTTCCGAATATCTTCAGGCGCGCTGATCGCGGGAAGTATTCAGCGTAAACGAACGTCCCGCGCTCAATTTTATTATAAATCTCGCCGAGGGTACGCTCGGCGTATTTAATGTTCTTACTGTTCACCTCAAGATTAGAGAGCGGCTCACGGCACTTAACTCCTTTATAGGTGAAAGTAATATTAATGGTTTCTCCCTGGCTATGCTTTCTTACGGTCACGCCGCGCGGGAGCTTTGGCAGCTCTGTCTTGCCCATTTAGCAACCTCATTTAGATCAATCCATCTTTCCTTAACGCCTTCCACCTTCAGCACCTGCACGCCTTCACGCCAAACGCCTCGTTGTACACGTTTGGTGATGGCATCAGGTGTCTCGCCAGTTTCTTTGCAATAAGTTGAGATGGGAACACAATCGAGGTTCAGCATAATTCCTCCACTAGTACCGGCTGCACCCGGCTATCTCTGGTCAAAAACGCATACATCGCATTTCGTTACTGACATCCATATCCCGGTAGCCTTACTTGCCGCCGCGCTGTCCTTTGGTTGTAGCTACCCTGCTCTTGTGAAATGGGGTAAGTCTGTTTAAACAGGTTTTATTCACTCCCATGAAAGGGGGCGGCCATCTGCACTGGCCGCCGGGTATTTTCTCCTCATCATCTAAAACCAGCAACGCTACAGCGTTTGGTTGAAGGATGAGTATGAAGATACAAGAAAGTTTGTTTGTTGTGAACAAGCAATATTGTTAAAAAGGGAATGAAAAACAAAAATCCTTGTGGGGAAAGGATTTTTTTGTTGGTTCATTTGGGATAGGGGTTATGGCTTGGTTTGACAACTTCCTACTACGTCACCTACAAACGACTTAGTGGAACTGCCAAAGACAGAGTTGATGACCTTTGAGTAAAGAACCTTTTTATTCTCTGCTATAGACCATGTTTCAACCGTGGTTGTGTTCTGATCATGATATAGGCCAGTAGCGGTTGTAGCAGATATCGGAACGTAGAACATTCCAGATCCAGAAACACTTTTGCCCACGTTAAGCAGAGTGGCTTTTTCGCCCTCAATAGCTAACTGAAAAACACCGTTACTTATACGGTCCGTACCATATTGATATTTATTTATATCCATCGCGCCATAGCCTTGGAGGTTACTAACCACCCAGCACTGTGCCATGGTTACGTTTGATACAACGGCTAACCCAAATGCCATTACTATCCGCTTCATGTTGCCCCTTATACGAATTTCACCCTTGCCTCAACAACTACGCCGATTATCTTGCAGTTACCATTGATAGGCACCATTGGCCATGCAGGATTTAACCCTTTGAGATATTTATTACCACCGTCTATAACAAGCTTCTTGAATGTGGCTTCGTTTGCATCAACCAGTTTCGCAACTACTAAGCTACCATTCTTGGGCTCGCGTCCTGTATCTACAAGAACGATATGGCCTTCCGGAACACTCTGACCAACCGGTGATGTCATTGAGTCGCCTTCTACACGCAGCCAGAAACCGTCCCCTAACATATGAATGTCAGTGTCATACCATTCTTCTATTTCTTTTAAATTATAGGGTTCACAAGCTTCTGACCAAGTGCCGGCACTAACAAGACTAATCAATGGGTATTTTCCTTTCGGCTCATTTGGCCCCACATATTTCACATTTCCTTCAGCTACTCCGTTTATCAACCAGTCGACAGAAACGCCGAGCTCATTCGCTAATTCTGGCAAATAACGGGGTCTCTTCGTCTTGCCGTTTTCGAGTTGCTCTATAGCCTGCTGGGAAGTACCGACCCTTTCAGCAAGCTCAGTCTGCGTAAGGCCCAGAGCCTCTCGCTTTGTTTTTACCCTCACAGCAATGCTCATTATTCACCTCATTAAAGTCCTCCAAATCTTCACAAGAAAACCTGTATTTGACAAACAAGATACTTTGTTTAATATACAAGAAAGTTTGTATTGGAGGCGGTATGAAAAATTTGTCTGAGCGCCTTAAGAAAAAACGCCTGGAAAGAAACATGACACAGACTGAGCTAGCCAGTAAGGCAGGTGTAAAGCAACAGTCTATCCAGCTTATCGAAGCGGGAGTCACGCAAAGACCGCGTTTTTTATTTGAGATAGCGCAAGCCCTTGATTGTGATCCGCTCTGGTTACAGTACGGAAGAAAAGGTGGAGATGCTGCCTAAGCATTTCTTTTTTCAATCTTAAGTGAATGAAACCAGCTGATTTAGCAGCTCTTCTTTGCGTTCATTTGCGAAACCGCATCCATAACCTGCAAAACCATAGCAGCAGGTAATTGGGAGCGAAACTACCAAAGGAAAAACAAGATGGTAGACAGCATAAAAGCAGCAATCAGCGCGATGTGTAAGGCGCACCCCGCTGGCCGCCTCGGGATGGCTGCCGATCTCGGCATGAGCATCGACACCTTTCATAACCACATGTACCAGAAATGCGGCAGCCGCTTCTTCACGCTGGCCGAACTGGAGCGCATGGAGGACCTGTCCGGCATCTCGATGCTGGCGGAATATGCCGCGGCGCGCGTCGGCAAATTGCTGGTGGACGTTCCGAAGCCGGAAAGCATGGACAACGTGGACCTGTTCGCGATCGACATGAAAACCAGCGCGGCGAAAGGCCAGCTGGCGCAGGCGCAGATTGAAGCGGCTGAGGATGGGGTAATTGACCGTCATGAACGCAAAAAGCTCTCTGAGCTGTTTCGCAGGACCATTCGCCACCAGTTCCACGGGTTCATGGGCTTTATGGCGCTGTATGGGGTTTCAGACCAGGCAGTAGAAGTGTTTATGAGCACCAGAAAAGGTGACGCCCCGAGTGTGCAGCTCGAGGCGTCGGGCGCGTCTTTTCAATAGTGGAGAAACTACGCATGAACAGTTTAACAACACGTTACCGCAGGTCGCAACTTATTGCGCTGCCGGTACCGGGCGGAGCCGGTCCGGTGCAGTACCGGTATGCAGTGAGAGTATCAGGCCACTGTGTGCCCGTCAGCTACCAGCTCGCTCAGCAGATGGTAGGGGAGTTTAACCGCCAGGCGGAGGCTTTCGCGTGCAGGAACTCAACAGACGATGCCGCGACTGGCGGGGAACTGAAGTCCACGTCACCGGTTACGACCCCGAAAAACGACAGGTTATCTTCCGGCGCGCGGGTTACCCGCACGACTGCATGCAGCCTGTTGAGCGGTTCCGCGAGAAGTTCAAAAGGATGGATGCATGAGCGTTAAGTTATCAGCCTACGTCTGGGATGGCTGCGCGAGTGCCGGAATCAAAGGCACGAAGCTGCTGATCCTGGCGCGCCTGGCTGATTTTTCCAGCGATGAAGGTATCAGCTGGCCCAGCGTCGACACCATCGCGCGCCAGATTGGCGCCGGTCGCAGCACCGTTATTACCGCAGTTGGTGAGCTTGAGCGTGACGGATGGCTGACCCGCAAAGAACGCCGTCAGGGCCAGCGCAGTGGTACCAACATCTACACGCTGAACGTGCCGCGCCTGCGCCAGGCGGCTGCCGGTGCTTATTCTCAGGGTCCAGTTTCTGAACATTCAGAATCTGGACGTTCAGAATCCGAAGGTTCAGAAGCTGGACGTCCAGAATCTGAACGTCCGGAAAACCACAAAAACAGCGCTTCTCAGGGTCCAGAATCTGGACACGATCCGTCAGTAAATTCAAAACAAGAACCATCAGATAAAAAACCTTCTTGTCAGGTTGCCGGGCAACCCGACGCTGAGCAGCTGATCACCGATAAAGCGATTGCTGTGCTGAAGCACCTGAATCTGGTCACCGGCGCGCGTTACCAGAACTCGAAATCCTCACTGGAGAACATCCGGGCCCGGCTGCGCGAAGGGCATTCGGTGGACGACCTGCAGCTCGTTGTCGACTACAAGCACGAGCACTGGCACGACACCGAAATGTACGACTACATGCGCCCGCAGACGCTGTTCGTCCCGAGCAAGCTTGAAGGCTACCTGCTGAGCGCCACCCGCTGGAAAGAGCGCGGACGCCCGTCCCGCCAGCAGTGGAAGCAGCGCAGTGTGCAGCGTGACGACAGCGCATTTAAAGCCAGCTATGCCGGTGTTGATTACAGCCAGGTCCCGGAGGGGTTCAGATCATGAAAAACGAGAAGCTGAAACACGAAGTTTTCGAAGAGATGGCCTGCCAGCTGGAAAGACAGAATCTGTGGCGCCGCGCCGCACATGTTTACCTGGCTGCATTCGATGCTTCGAAGAGTAACCGGGACCGCGAACGGCTGGCAAAGAAGCGCACCCAGTGCCTGAAGATGAGCAACCGCGTTGGTTACGTGGAAGGCCGTTGCTATCTGGCCGGTAACTATGTGGGGGAACTGTGATGCACCCGTTGAATGCTTACAGCCAGGCGCTGGCAGCTCTGCGGAGCAAACCGGCTCACGAACTTAAGGAAGTCGGCGATCAGTGGCGCACGCCGGACAATATTTTTTGGGGCATCAACGCCATGTTCGGTCCGCTCGTTCTGGACCTGTTCTCTGATGGCGAGAACGCCAAATGTGAGGCGTATTACACCGCAGAAGATAACGCGCTGACGCAGGACTGGTCCGCGCGTCTGGCCGAACTCAACGGTGCCGCGTTCGGCAACCCGCCGTACAGCCGCGCGTCCAGGCACGACGGGGAGTACATCACAGGCATGCGTTACATCATGCAGCATGCCAGCGAGATGCGGGAAAAAGGCGGGCGGTACGTCTTTTTGATTAAGGCGGCCACCAGCGAGGTCTGGTGGCCGGAGGATGCAGATCACGTCGCCTTTATCCGTGGCCGTATCGGTTTCGATCTTCCGTCATGGTTCGTCCCTAAAGATGAAAAGCAGATCCCGTCCGACGCGTTTTTTGCGGGTGCCATTGTGGTATTCGATAAGACCTGGCGCGGCCCAGCAATGAGTTACATCAGCCGCAACGAGCTGGAAGCGCGCGGCGACGCGTTTATTGCACAGATACGCCGTCAGGCTGAACGCCTGCTGATGAGTAACCGCCAGGAACCCGATGAGGATGAAACAGATCTGCATTCAGAAACTGAGCAGCAACTGCAGGCTGCTGAAACAGAGTTGCCACTGACAGCAGCCGACATCCTGGAACGAAGCGGCGTTGAGGTATGGGCCTGTGCATGCGCGGCGTTCGGCAGCAAAGAGGCGTATGCCTTCCATGAATCCCGCTTTGCTCACAGCTGGGCTGCCGATTCTGTAGAAAACCCGATGCTGGTGACGGTGACCGCCGACGTCATTTCGCGCGCGCAGGCGCTGATTAAAGAGCATAACAACGGCGTCAAGCTGTGCGCTTTTATGGCCCTCAATGATTTTGTTTTTCAGGACGATGCGGAGCGGAAAGACATGCACGAACGGCTTGCGACAGTCGCTCGCGAAGCTGAAGAGCAGCATGGCCTGGCGATGGATGAGTTTCTGCTGGTTGTCGGGGCAATTGACACCACGCACTGGCGGAACATTCGGCAGCTTAGAGCCTCCATTCGCGAAATGGCTGGCGCGCGGGAGAAAGCGGCATGAATTTCACCTCTGCTTTAACCGTCCGCCAGCAGGAGGTGCTGAATATGCTCGCGGATTTCCAGAGACGAAACGGTTACCCGCCGACACAGAAAGAAGTGGCCCAGCTTATGGGGGCCGCTTCACCCAACGCTGCGACCGATATGCTGCGTAAGCTGGAGAAGAAAGGCGCCATATCGTTATCAAAAGGTGTCGCCCGCGGCATCACCCTCAACGGCATCGCCAAAGAAGATGAGGCCGTTTCTCTGCTGCGCGCCATGGTTGAACGTGAATCTGATGCACGTGAACGGGCAATTTCTTTCCTGCATAAAATGGAGAGCTAGCAGTGCAAATAACTTTTCTGTCCAGCCTCAGTAACACCGAAGCCGTTATGCTCCCGGGAAATAGCCCTCATATTCCCGGAGGCACAAAACCGTGTTCAAAAAGATGTCATTTACTGAATACAGTGCGACGAAACTCTTCAACAGCAGCAGCGACAGGTGGCCAGATTGAAACTTCACTGCCATTAACATCAAAGACTTTACCGTGGTTCTTTTCGGCGATGTTTTTCATCTGTACGAAATTAATGTCGAAGTTGTCTTCACCAACCTCTTGTTTAAGTTGTGCTTCAGATACTTTGCGATCCGTCTCATCGGAAAGTTTAAGGAATGCTTTCAGGATTCTGGTGTTCATTTGTTCAGGACGCTTAGCCCAGAGCTTAAGACGACGTGAAACTTTGGAGACTTCCTGCAGTTCGCCCTGCGCGGGGGGGGTGCCTGTTGCAAACATTCTTTCTAACTCCTCAAGCGAGACTAAAGCCTTAACAATGTTTCTGTGCGCTTCCGGTAATTCCCTGCCAGAGGAAACCTGGAATGCTGCTGCTTCGAGAAAATTTTTAGTCTCTGTGATTTTTTCTGTAATGTGCATTTTAGTCGAATTTCACTCAATATTAGTCAATTTAGTAAATTTAGTCTTTTTGAGTGTTTCTTGCAAGAGGGAATTGTGCGCATGAAACTGGTTTTGCCATTCCCTCCCAGTGTTAACAGCTACTGGCGCGCCCCGACTAAGGGGCCGCTAAAAGGCCGTCACCTCGTCAGCGCCGACGGGCGCAAATATCAGAGCAATGCCGCAGCGGCAGTTGTTGAGCAACTGCGGCGCATACCCAAGCCTGTCACCAGCCTGCTGGCGGTGGAGGTGGTGCTTTATCCGCCTGACCGGAAACGTCGCGATCTGGATAACTATCTGAAGGCACTTTTCGATGCGCTGACGCTGGCCCATGTCTGGGAGGACGACAGCCAGGTGAAAAAGATGCTGGTGGAGTGGGGCCCGGTAACCAGCAAAGGGAAGGTGGAAATCACGATCAGTAACTTTGGGATAGATACATTATGAGGGCGCTGTTAACACCGGAAATCGCGCGCGGAATGGGTATCGTGCTGCTTCGTCCTGGTCCCGAACTGATGCCCATATTTGCAAGCGGGCGCGTGCTGGTGGAGGTGCAGCCAGAAAGCATGGCACGGTTCCCTAGCGGCGCGGTGCCGCCGGCACACCAGCCACTGGCTGATGACGAGGGGCTGAAAGTCTTCTTTACTGATGAGCGGGTGATCAGGGCTGTTGGTGGCATCAATGGGCTGGAACACTGGCTGATGAAGCAGCAGGGTGGCTGCCAGTGGCCGCATAGTGAGTACCATCACCATGAGCTGACTACGATGCGGCATGAGCCCGGCGCGCTGCGTCTGTGCTGGCACTGTGATAATCAGCTGGCCGAACATTTTACTGAGCGTCTGTCAGCAATTGCCCGTTCCAATGTGATAGCCTGGATTATCAGCGTCGCGCGCGGTGCACTTGCCTTTGACGATACCCACGAGCTGACTCTGCCGGAGTTGTGCTGGTGGGCAGTCAGGATGGATATCACTGATGCGCTGCCGGACAGTGTGGCGCGCCGCGCGCTGCGCCTTCCGCCTTTGCCAGTGCAGGGCGTGTCGCGTGAAAGCGATATGGTTCCGGGATCGTCGGCAGCTGAAATAGTACAGACGAAAGCACAGCGTGCTGGTGCCGTGAAGACGCTAGTGAACTGCGGCAAGCCGCAGGAACAACAGCCGCGGGTGGTTGCGCTGACAATCGACCCTGAGTCGCCTGAAAATTACATGCTGCGGCCAAAGCGGCGGCGCTGGGAAAACGAGAAATACACCCGCTGGGTTAAGCAGCAGCCTTGCGCATGCTGCAACCAGCGGGCAGATGATCCCCACCACCTGATTGGCCACGGGCAGGGCGGGATGGGTACCAAAGCCCATGACCTTTTCGTGTTGCCTTTGTGCAGAAGGCATCACGACGAGCTTCATCGGGACACCGTGGCATTCGAAGAAAAATATGGCTCACAGCTGGAGCTGATTTTTCGTTTTTTAGACCGCGCGCTCGCGATCGGCGTGCTGTCATAAGTGGAGTGGAGACCACACATGAACCTCGAAGCTTTACCAAAGTTCTATTCCCCGAAATCACCGAAACTCAATGATGAGACACCAGCCACCGGCAGCGCCGCGCTGACCATTTCGGATGTAATGGCCGCACAGGGTCTCGTCCAGTCTAAGGCGGCGCTGGGGTTCAACCTCTTCCTCGCCAAAATGGGCATCCAGGATCCGCAGCCAGCTGTTGATGGACTGGTTAAATATGCGCTCGCGCTAAATAACGGCGTAATGAAAAAACTCGGTGAGCGCGCGCGCGCGAAAATGGCCCTTTGTCTGGCTCAGTTCGCCTACAGCGACTATGCGCGCTCGGCAGCCAGCAGCTGCGAATGCCATCACTGTGAAGGAAAAGGGGTTAAGCGCATGCGTCGGGAGGTGGTGAAGCATCCTGGCGTGAAAGGCGTGGATGCGACAATTCGCGTAGAGGAAGTGGAAGAACTCTGTAAGCACTGCGGTGGGAAGGGGGTTATCAGTACGGCCTGCCGGGACTGCTCGGGACGGGGAACGGCGCTCGACCGTAAGCGTACCGAGTTACACGGCGTGCCGGTGCAAAAGCTGTGTGAGCGATGTGGTGGTAAAGGGTTTGCACGTCTTCCCACCACTCTGGCGCGCCGTCAGGTGCAGGTTCTGGTGCCTGATATGACGGATTATCAGTGGTACAGCGGGTTTGCTGACGTCATTAACCTGCTGGTGACGAAATGCTGGCAGGAGGAAGCATTCGCGGAAAAAATGTTGCGAGAAGTCACACGTTAGAAGCCTGATTAAACATTTTAGCTACACGATGCTTGCTAAATTCAAAAAAAATGGGTAGGATTTGTCTAACGATGGGCATTGTGTATCCACCGTTCATAACCCGCTTACCGTAGCGGGTTTTTTTTGCAAAGCGATTATGTGAATTCTCATCCTGAAGCCTTCGTCGTGTCATAACTACTACTTTTAGCGGTAGAGAGGGAGGGCGGTTATGTTATGATGATAAAAAAATTTAAGTAGATTTTATCATGGCAAACGAAGATTCAAACAGCTGGGTTGGGGATTTAGCGCACGAAACGTTTGTTGCAGTGCTAAGTTTCTATGATAAAAATCCTATAATTGCATCAATTGGGTTTTTAATGCTGTTAGGCTCTCTACCTTTATGGATAATACTCAGATTTGCAGCTAATCTTCGACGTATCGACAATGAGGCTGTTACTGCAAAGCTCAAGATCCAACTTGAGCATGCCGATGATAAGGAAGCTAAGGTGGTTGTAGATGCTACTAAAGCTTCCAATACAACAACTACAAATGGTGGGTGATTCATGGGCACTTTTATTCCTCTATTCATAGTAGGGCTAGTGTTCTTGCAGGCCGCTTTATTCGCACGCGCTGCTTATTTGCGTCGTATGGTGATGTACAAACGTGTACTGGCATATATAGAACGTGATGACGCTTCACTGCGCCTTAAAATATTAGTTGCGAGTGCATTTGAGGATACTCTTAATTTTAAGCTGCCTTTAATATTGGCTAAAACTGTTAGGCTGCATGCAGAAAAAGATCCTCGCATGATGAAAGCTGTTACAGAGTGCAAACGTGACAGTGATGAGGATACTAGCTCGTTACCAGCTAAAGCTGAAGCGGATAAAATAATCTCATTAATGTTTTCAATTAACTTTTTCTTTAATAAGCCTCTATATCTTCTAGCTTTTTTAAAGAGAGTTCATTGGGTGTTTATTAAGAGAAATGCACCTGTTGAGCTTTATAAAAGCTCTCCTTATGACGCTCATTATTTTAACGATGCATCCCATCAACATCCCTAATAATCAATAATTTTTAAAAGCCCGCATAATGCGGGCTTTTTTATTTGGTGAGATAGCATTCGAAGAATTTAAATTAATAAAAATTTTATGCTCGCTTCGGCGGGCCTTTTTCATTTCCCCTCGCTCAGAGAGGATGCACAGCAATAGAGGGGGCTACATGTCCGATCCGGTTTCGGGAACTGTCGCGGCAGGGGCTGCGCTTACTGGTGCGAGCATCTATGGACTGCTGACCGGCACAGATTATGGCGTAATTTTTGGCGCGTTTGCCGGTGCTGTCTTTTATGTTGCCACCGCGGCAGACCTGACCCTGATCCGGCGCGCCGCCTATTTTGTTGTTTCGTACATCGCTGGTGTTTACGGTGCGGGGCTGGTGGGCTCCAAGCTTGCCAGCTGGACGGAATACAGCGACAAGCCGCTTGATGCACTGGGGGCCGTAATCCTCTCTGCGCTGACGATTAAAATCCTGACGTTCGCCAGCCAGCAAGACCCTGCGCAGTGGTTCCAGCGGTGGAGAGGGGGAGCCAATGGTAATAAGTGATCCGCTGGTACTGACCAACGTAGCGACGTGCTCGGCCATTGTGCTGAGGCTCATGCTGTTCCGTAAACCCGGAGCCCGGCATCGCTGGTGGGCATCATGGCTGGCATACCTGATTATCCTGGCGTATGCATCCGTACCGTTCCGCTACTTCTTCGACTTTTACGTCCACACACACTGGGCGTCGGTCATCATCAACTTAATCATCTGCGCCGCCGTGTTCCGTGCCCGGGGCAACGTGGCGCGCCTGTTTCAGGTACTGAGGCCCGAATGAACCAACAACAATTTCAGCAGGCGGCTGGTTTAAGCGCCGGCTTGGCTGCGCGCTGGTTCCCGCACATTAGTGCGGCGATGTGCGAGTACGGCATCACTGCGCCCGTCGATCAGGCAATGTTCATTGCGCAGGTCGGCCATGAAAGCACCGGCTTTACCAGGCTGGTGGAGAGCTTCAATTACAGCATCGCGGGGCTGAGCGGTTTTGTCCGTGCTGGCCGGTTAACTCAGGATCAGGCCAACATGCTTGGCCGCCGCACGTATGAAAAGGTGCTGCCCCTTGAGCGTCAGCGCGCGATCGCCAATCTGGTTTACAGCAAGCGTCTCGGTAATAACGCCTCTGGTGATGGCTGGAAATATCGCGGACGCGGGCTCATCCAGATCACCGGGCTCGAGAATTACCACGACTGCGGCGCCGCGCTGAAACTCGACCTTGTGAGCTCGCCGGAACTGCTTTCCGAAGACGCCAGCGCAGCGCGATCTGCAGCCTGGTTCTATACCAGCAAAGGCTGCCTGAAATATCCGGGCGATTTGCTGCGCGTCACGCAGATTATTAACGGAGGGCAGAACGGGCTGGAAGACAGACGGGCCCGCTATGCGGCAGCACGCCGGGTGCTCTGATGGCGGCGCTATGGGGCTTTGTCCGGGCATGGTGGAAGCCATTGCTTTTCGTTGCCGTCATAGTTATCGCGCTTAATTATCGGGCCTCGCTCACAAAAGCGGAGGCATCTTTAACCGAAGTTAATCGTGAATTAAATCTGATTAAAGATGATATGGCCGACATGCAGCGCCGTCAGCGCGACGTGGCTGCGCTCGATGCCAAATACACGAAGGACTTAGCGGATGCTCAGAAAAACATTGCTCAGCTTGAGCGCGATGTTGCTGCTGGCCGTAAGCGGTTGCAGCTCAACGCAACCTGCACCAAGAACGAGGCCCCCGGCTCCGCCAGCGTGGATGATGGTACCGGCCCCCGACTTACTGACGCCGCTCAACGGGATTATTTCACCCTCCGCAAGCGAATCAAAACAGTGACCAGCCAGCTTAATGGCCTACAGGAGTACGTTCGGGAGCAGTGCTTGAGGTAAAAAAAAGCCCCATGGCTGGGGCGACGACAGGATAGATATTTTCTCTTTTTATAATTACTAACGCAGCGTTGACTTGTTTTCCCTGATGCTTCTTCTTGTAAGACATTCCTGTCTGTATGGTCTTCATCCCTGTGACTCACAGACCTTGTTTGTAGGAGCCACTCCACCAACAAGATGGAAATAATCCTGGCCGATATATTCAGCTTAACAAGCGGCAGGCATCTTTTATAGGAATAGTCCAGGGATAATTGTACGGTGGGCGGCCTGCTGTACAGTTAGGCAAGTCGGTATATAGAAGCATTCTCAAAACATAGTGAACCACTAAACCCCACAAGGCGCTTTCACAGCAGAGCGACTGATGATGTTCTCTCCACTCTGCACAACAATACGATTAGCTACGCTGTGAAGCGCCGCGACCCCGGCCCACTGCTCACCTCTGAGCAACCAGACAACTAACAGAACAGGTAAAGCAATGAGCGAAGCTAAGCCGCAGGACGGCACTACCGTTAAAGGTTATCGCACGTTAACGCCGGGCGATATTGAGGTGATGAACCGGATGAAAGATGTGAGTCGTCATTTCCTCAACCTACTGGATACAGCTAAAGAAACAGGCGCAGATCCGCGCTGGGTTGTTATGGCGAAAACGGAAATGCAGAAAGCTTGCATGTTTGCGTGTCGCTCTATAGCCATGCCTGATGACGACTGCTAAGGCATTACAGCAGGCATTCACTGAGTGCCTGTGATAATGGCATAGCAAGCGGAGGTGACATGCTCTATCACATCTGGAATGGATTACTTCTTCTTATTTGCATCGGCCTCCCGATTATTTTAATTGCCGCCTCAAATGGTGCGCGGCCTACATTCATGTCTTGTCAGGAAATGAGAAGGCGATACGGAACCCCAAAAAAGAAATAACAGGCCGCTATTCAGCGGTTTTTTATTGCGCCTCGCACGCGCACCGAGGAGAGTCTTTCAGTTGTGAGCCACCGGCATTCGCTGGTGGCTTTTTTATTGGAGCTACCACTATGCCATCCGCTATCCCTCGAGCTTGCCGCAAGCGCGGATGCCCCGGTACTACTACAGACCGTTCGGGTTACTGCGAGGCTCACCGTAATGAAGGCTGGCAGCAGCACCAGCGAGGGCTGAGCCGCCACCAGCGCGGCTACGGCAGTAAGTGGGATATCATCCGCGCCCGCATCCTTAAACGTGACAGGCACATCTGCCAGGAGTGTCTGCGCAACGGCAGGCCAGTCCCTGCCACTACCGTTGATCACATCAAACCCAAAGCACACGGCGGCACCGATGAAGATAGCAATCTGAGATCGTTATGTTGGCCTTGTCATAAACGCAAGACCGCAACGGAGAGAATTAAATGAAGCATAAGCGCGCTCAACTCGCTCATATTTATCGCGGCATTGGATTCATCGGATATGGCATCGCCGTTGATGGCGAACTGCTGAGCCAACAGGTGAGCACCACCATCGACACCGATGCAGCAAGCCGACCGGCAATCACTGTCGTCTTCAACCTTGATGCGGAAATGAACGAGAACCCGATGCGAATCGATTTGAATGAGAATGCTTCTCAATAAGTTATTCAGATGAGATAAATTATCATTTGCGGGGGAGGGCGGGGAAAAAGTTCAGGGTTTTGAGTCTAAAGGACCGCCGCCTAACCCTTTTTCACACCGCCGCAGGTTAGAAAACTTTTTTATGGGGTCCCCCACTCGATGATCAATAGGAGTTTTCGATTATGTCCGGACCACCGAAAACCCCGACCCATCTGCGTTTGGTGAGGGGTAACCCATCAAAACGCCCGATCAATAAAAATGAGCCACAGCCCCCTGCAGGGGTACCCCCAACTCCTAAGCATTTCGACAAACAGGCGAAGTACTGGTTTAAGCGAATGGCTGAAGAGCTGGATGCCGTCGGCGTCATTTCGCAGCTGGACGCCCGCGCGCTCGAATTGCTGGTTGAGGCTTATACCGAGTACCGCCACCATTGCGATACGCTGGAAATCGAGGGCTATACATACCGCACTGAAACGCAGACGGGGGATGTACTGATTAAGGCGCATCCGGCAGCGATGATGAAGGCAGATGCCTGGAAGCGGCTGCGCGCCATGCTGTCAGAATTTGGGATGACGCCAGCCAGCCGGTCGAAGGTCAGCGCCAACACGCCGGACGCGGTTGATCCGCTGGCTGAGTTCATGAAAGCGAGGGATTAATGGCTAAGGTTGCCGATGGTATTCGCTACGCCGAGCGCGTCGTGGCGGGGGAGATTATTGCCTGTGAATATGTCCGGCTGGCCTGCCAGCGTTTTCTGGACGATCTGCAAAACGGCGAGGCGCGGGGTATTTTCTTCAGCGAGCCCCGCGCCCAGCACATCCTGAATTTTTATAAGTTCATCCCGCATGTGAAAGGCGCTCAGGCCGGGCAGCCGATCGCCCTGATGGACTGGCATGTTTTCATCCTTATCAATATTTACGGTTTCGTTATTCCGCTGGTGGATGAAGAAACCCACAAGGTGGTGCTGCGGAATGATGGCAGCGGCCGCCCGGTAATGGTGCGGCGGTTCCGTACTGCTTACAACGAGGTGGCGCGTAAGAACGCCAAATCCACGCTTTCTTCCGGAGTTGGCCTGTACATGACGGGCGCGGATGGCGAAGGTGGGGCCGAGGTCTACTCTGCGGCCACAACCCGCGATCAGGCGCGCATCGTTTTCGAAGATGCCAAAAATATGGTGAAAAAAGCGAAATCGACGCTTGGGCGCCTGTTCGAGTTCAACAAGCTGGCTATCTATCAGGAGCAAAGTGCCTCTAAATTTGAGCCGCTTTCCAGTGACGCTAACAACCTGGACGGCCTGAATATTCACTGCGGCATTGTTGACGAGCTGCACGCTCATAAAACCCGTGACGTATGGGACGTTCTGGAGACGGCGACCGGTGCACGCCTGCAGTCCCTGCTGTTTGGTATCACCACTGCGGGCTTTAACAAAGAAGGCATCTGCTACGAGCTGCGCGATTACGCCATCAAGGTGCTGCGCGGTTTTAACTGTGAGGTGGAAGGTGCCGTTAAGGACGATACCTTTTTCGCCATCATCTACACGCTGGACGACGGCGACGATCCGTTCGACGAAACGGTCTGGCAAAAGGCGAATCCCGGACTGGGGATCTGCAAGCGCTGGGACGATTTACGCCGCCTGGCGAAGAAAGCCAAAGAGCAGGTATCAGCACGCGTTAATTTCTTCACTAAACATATGAATATCTGGGTGACGGCGGAGTCCTCCTGGATGGACATGCTGAAGTGGGATAAATGCGAATTTATCGCGCCGGCGCATGAGCTGAAAACTTACCCACTATGGGTCGGCGTCGACCTGGCGAACAAAATTGATATCTGCGCCGCGGTAAAAGCCTGGCGATCGCCTGATGGTCACGTTCACGCCGACTTTAAATTCTGGCTGCCCGAGGGGCGGCTGGAAAAATGTTCACGGCAGATGGCCGAGCTCTACCGCAAATGGGCTGAGCTCGACAAACTTATCCTGACGGATGGCGACGTTATCGATCATGCGCAGATCAAAGAAGAGCTGCAGCAGTGGGTCAGCGGGGAAAGTCTTAAAGAAATAGGCTTCGATCCGTGGAGCGCGACGCAGTTTAGTCTGGCGCTTGCTGAAGAGGGTTTACCCCTTGTGGAAGTGCCGCAGACGGTGCGCAATTTCTCCGAGGCCATGAAAGAGGTTGAGGCGCTGGTTTACGGCGGCCGCTTCCACCACAGCAATCACCCCGTGATGAACTGGATGATGTCGAACGTCACGGTGAAGCCGGATCGTAACGACAACATCTTTCCCAACAAATCGACACCTGAGGCCAAGATTGATGGTCCGGCTGCGCTGTTCACCGCGATGAGTCGCCTGCTCGTTAACGGTGGCAATGACCAGCAGGACCTGAGCGGCTTCTTTGATAATCCCATCATGGTAGGTTTCTGATGAAGAAAAATAAGCAGCCGGGCAGGGTGAAAAGCGCCCTGCTTAACTGGCTGGGCGTCCCCATCAGCCTGACCAACGGGACGTTCTGGCAGGAATGGTACGGTACGAGCAGCAGCGGGAAGGTGGTCACCGCGGATAAGGCTATCCAGCTGTCAGCTGTCTGGGCCTGCGTCCGGTTGCTGAGCGAGTCAATATCAACGCTACCGCTGAAGATTTACGAGCGGCAGCCTGACGGCTCGCGCAGGCTGGCCCAAAAGAATCAGGTTTACCAGGTACTTTGTCGCCGGCCGAATCTGGAGATGACACCATCGCGGTTTATGCTGATGTTGGTGGCGAGTATCTGTCTTCGCGGAAACGCCTTCGTGGAGAAGCTGTTTATCGGCAACAAACTGGTCTCGCTGGTGCCGTTGCTTCCCCAGAACATGGTGGTAAAACGCCTCGATACCGGCCGGCTTGAGTACACCTACACCGAGAACGGTACGGCGCGTGTCATTGCGGAAAAGAACCTGATGCACATTCGCGGCTTCGGTCTTGACGGGGTCTGCGGCATGATGCCGCTGAGTTCCGGACGCGATGTGATTGGGGCTGCAATGGCGGTCGAGGAGTCGGCGGCCAAAATATTTGAGAACGGCCTGCAGAGTTCGGGTTTTCTCTCAGCAGATATGCCGCTGGATAAAGAGCAACGCGAACGGCTGCGCAGTTACATGGCACAGTTCACCAGTTCAAAGAATGCCGGGAAAATCATGGTGCTTGAAGGCGGTCTGAAATATCAGAACGTCACGATGAATCCGGAAGCGGCCCAGATGCTGGAGACGCGCTCTTTTGGCATTGAGGAAATCTGCCGCTGGTTCCGAGTGCCGCCGTTTATGGTCGGGCATACCTCTAAGCAGAGCAGCTGGGCATCAAGCCTGGAGGGGATGAACCTGCAGTTTCTGACCCACACGCTGCGCCCTTTGCTGGTCAATATTGAGCAGGAGATTTCCCGCTGCCTGCTGAACGGTGAAGAGGACATCTTTGCCGAGTTTTCTGTCGAAGGGCTGCTTCGTGCCGACAGCGCAGGACGCGCCGCCTACTATACCAGCGCGCTGCAGAACGGCTGGATGTCACGCAATGATGTGCGTCGGCTGGAAAATCTGCCTCCCATTGAGGGTGGAGATATTTACACGGTGCAGCTGAACCTGACGCCGCTGGAGGACCTCAAAAAGAACAGCCCGGCAGCGCAGGCCGCCGCGCTTCGTCAGCTTCACAGTCACGTTTTCCCCGACATTCCCTTCGAACAGTCCCCGCTGAAACAGGCGGCTTAGGAGCATCCATGACCATTAAAAGCCTTCCGGCGGCGCCGGAGGGGCGACCTTTTGCGCGCGAAAAACCAGACCTTCCCGCTGCGGCAATGGAGCGCTGGAACGGGAGCATCCGTGCGGCGCGCGACGGCGATAACAGTATCTCGATTTTTGACGTGATAGGCGCAGATTACTGGGGCGAGGGCGTCACCGCGAGCCGTATCGCCGGTGCGCTTCGTTCGCTTAATGGCGCAGACGTTACGGTCAACATCAACAGCCCCGGCGGCGACATGTTCGAAGGGCTGGCGATTTACAACCTGCTTTGTGAGTACGACGGCAAAGTCACCGTGAAAGTGCTGGGGCTGGCGGCCTCTGCGGCGTCGATTATCGCAATGGCAGGCGATGAAGTGCAGATAGGCCGCGGCGCGTTCCTCATGATCCATAACTGCTGGGTCTATGCGATGGGCAACCGTCACGACCTGGCGCAGATTGCCACTGACATGGCGCCGTTTGATAAAGCCATGAGCGATATCTACCAGGCGCGCAGCGGCCTCGACGCCGCCACCGTCGACAAAATGATGGACGGTGAAACCTATATTGGCGGCAGCGAAGCCGTGGAAAAGGGCTTTGCAGACAGCCTGCTGTCTGCTGATGAAATCGCCGACGACGAGGAAAGCCCAGCCGCCGCGCTGCGCAAGCTTGATGCGTTACTGGCGAAAGCAAACACGCCACGGTCTGAACGCCGAAAACTGCTTAAAGCCTTATCGGGCAGCACGCCGGGCGCTGCTGCCACCCCTGACGGTACGCCAGGCGCTGCCACCATCGAAAAAGAAACCATTGACCGTCTGGAAGCCGCTATTAGCGGACTGAAAGCGGCTGCCCAGTAAATACGGAGAAGTTATGTCTGAAGTAAACGAGATCCTGAAAAAAGTCAGCGCCAGCATTGAAGAGGCCACCGGCAAATTCAACGCCAAAGCAGAAGAGGCGCTGAAAGAAGCCCAGAAAACCGGCAAGTTGTCGGCAGAAACTAAAGAAACCGTCGACAAAATGGCCTCAGAGTTTAACGCCCTGAAAGAGGCGGAAAAGACGCTCAAGGCCGCGCTCGGCGAGCTGGAGCAGCAGGTGGCACAAATGCCCCTGGCGAATGCAGCAAAAGTGGTCGAAACCGTCGGCCAGACCGTTATCAGCAGCGAAGCACTTAAAGCGTTCGCCGCCAGCGTTGAGGGTGGCAAGCGCGTGAGCGTGCCGGTCAATGCTGCACTGATATCAACTGACGTGCCAACCGGTGTGGTAGAGCCGCAACGCCTGCCGGGTATCGACACCGCGCCGAAGCAGCGCCTGTTCATCCGCGACCTGATCGCTCCGGGCCGTACCGCTGCACCGGCAATCTTCTGGGTACAGCAGACGGGTTTCACCAATGCCGCAAAAGTGGTACCGGAAGGCACCACCAAGCCGTACAGCGATATCCAGTTCGCCACCCAGATCACGCCAGTGACCACCATTGCGCACATGTTCAAAGCGTCCAAGCAGATCCTGGACGACTTCGCTCAGCTGCAGTCCACGATTGATGCGGAAATGCGTTACGGCCTGAAGTATGTCGAAGAGCAGGAAATCCTGTTTGGCGACGGCACCGGTGCGCATCTGAAAGGCATTGTGCCGCAGGCGTCCGCTTTCAGCGCCGCGTTTGAAGTCGAGAAACAGAACGGTATTGACGTGCTGCGCCTGGCGATGCTGCAGGCACAGCTGGCGCGCTTCCCGGCGTCCGGCCATGTTCTGCACTTCATCGACTGGGCGAAGATTGAACTCACCAAAGACAGTCTGGGCCGCTACATCCTGGCGAACCCGGCGGCGTTGAGCGGGCCGACCCTCTGGGGCCTGCCGGTGGTGGCGACCGAAACGGCAGCGTTCCAGGGTAAGTTCCTGACCGGCGCGTTCAACGCGGCTGCGCAGCTCTTCGACCGCGAAGATGCCAACGTGGTGATCTCCACCGAGAACGCAGATGACTTCGAGAAAAACATGATCTCGATTCGTTGTGAAGAGCGCCTGGCGCTGGCGGTGAAACGCCCGGAGGCGTTCATCTATGGTGCGTTTACTGCGCCTGCCGCCGGTGGCGGTGCGTAATTCTTAACAGCGGCTCCCGGGCCGCTTTTCTTTTCCCTGAAGGAGAACGTCATGAAGCTGATCGCTATCAAGCCCATTTACTTTGAAGGCAATGTGCTGACTGAAGGTGCCGAGTTCGAAACGCTCGATCAGCACGGTCGCGAGCTTGTGAAGCGCGGTTACGCAGAAGAGCCCGGCCAGAAAAAGGCTGATTCCGAAAAAGACCCCGATCCGAAAGGAAAGGGCAAGGCCAAATAAGGGGCGCAAATGCTGACCAAAGAGCAGGTTAAGCATCACTGCAATATCGAGCCGGATTTTACAGAAGACGACAACTGGATCGAAAACAGCATAAAGGCGGCTGCGCGGTATGTGGAAACGTGGACCCGCCGCCGGCTTTATGATTCACCTGATGATCCGCGCTACCTTTCCGACCCTGACCACATGCTCTACAGCGCAGATATTGAAATGGCGATGCTGATGCTTATTGGGCACTGGTACGCAAACCGTGAAGCGGTCAACGTGGGTAACGTCACCTCTGCGCTGGCCTTCTCCACCGAAGCACTTCTTCAACCTTACCGGGTGTATGGCGTATGAAAGCGGGGAGATTACGGCACAGGGTAAGCCTGCAAAAACCAGCGACCGGGCGGCTACCGTCCGGGCAACCGGCAACAGGATGGATTGATGTTGCTTCGGTACGCGCAGAAGTCGCGGATGTATCGGGACGGGAGATGATGGATGGTGGCGCAGAGCTGAGCAGCACCACTACCCGAATCTGGATGAGGCGGTATCCGGGGATTCCGGTAACGACAGGCTGGCGCGCCGTTCACCTGCCGCCGACCGGCAACGGTGAAATATACGATATCAGTTCGGCTATCTCTGCGGAGAACGGCACCCGGCTGGAACTGCTTTGTGAGAAGGGGGTTAAACAGTGATTTCAACGAGCCTTGATTTCTCCGGCCTGGCCGGCATTGCAAAGGATCTGGAAACGCTCAGCAGGGCAGAAAATAACAAGGTATTACGTGACGCGACCCGTGCGGGTGCCGAAGTTCTGAAGGATGAGGTTGAAAAGAGGGCCCCCGTCAAAACTGGCAAGCTGAAGAAGAACGTTGTGGTCGTGACGCAGAAAGCGCGTCGCCGCGGCGAAATTTCATCAGGGGTACATATCCGCGGCGTCAATCCGGTCACAGGTAACAGTGACAGCACCATGAAGGCCCGCAATCCGCGTAACGCATTTTACTGGCGCTTTGTTGAGCTTGGCACATCAGCTATGCCGGCGCACCCTTTTGTGCGTCCGGCCTTCGATACCCACCAGGAAGAGGCCACGCAGGTGGCGCTG